TTGGATTCTTTAATCGTTGCGGTAGCGGAACGAGAGAAGGCTCAACGTACACACTTGAAGGCATTGTGACCTTGGTCGAATGTCCTGAGTGTGGCGAAGAGTATCCACCTGTGGCAACACATTGGATTTGTCCAGCGTGCGGGATTGATGATAAGGCACAGCCGAAGATGGCTGTGTTTGAGGTGAGGGATTATGGCGACAACTAACGACGCAATGTACACAGCATTGGTTGATTTGTATCCGGATGCAGGTAAGACGCTTGGCGACTTGCTGTACGCCCATTGGTCTGCAACTGGATTGGCTTACCGTGGAACATTGGAATATCAATATTATGTTGATTCTGGAGCACCGGGAACTACACTTGGCGACTTAGCCAATGCTTTTTGGTCTGACCCAGATTTTTTTTTTAGCAACCTAGAACTTGAAGATGGTAACGATTTGCTCTTAGAAGATGGAACGTCGTTTGCGTTGATGGAGATTGGTAATGGCTGATAAGAAAATCACACAACTGGATGCTGTAACATCAGTAACTTCAGATGACCTGTTTTTGATTGTTGACGACCCAGCGGGTACGCCAACATCAAAGAAAGTAACTGCAAGCAATCTTGCTGCAAGCATTGCTGTTATTGGTTTGAATGCTGGTGGTTCTAACCCTGTTTTGATTCATGGTATTGAATTGCCTGTTGGTCATCAAATTCGTTTTGAAGGTTCAACAGATAACGCTTTTGAAACATTTCTGACAGTTACAGACCCTACTGCTGACCGAACTATTACTTTCCCAGACTCAACAGGAACTGTTGCCCTTGTCGGTCAACAGGCTTATTGGGGCTAGGTAACGAACTGAGGGTATTAATATGGCTTTAACTATTCCAAACACTTTCGTTAACGGCACTCCTGCTGTTGCTACGGAAGTTAACGCAAACTTCACTGCTGTAAAAACAGAAGTTGACCTAAAGATAAATTCAACTATTGTTGATGCTAAGGGTGATTTGATTGTTGCTACGGCGGCAGATACTGTTGCTCGTCAGGCTGTTGGGTCGAATGGTCAGGTGTTGGTTGCTGATAGTGGTGTCACGAATGGTGTTGCGTGGGTTGACCCGCAAACGAACCGTAACGTGGTTATCAATGGTGCTATGCAGGTTGCACAACGAGGAACATCAACAGCAAGCATCACTACTACTGGTTATTACACGGCTGACAGAATCAGCACAACCGTTTCATCAATGGGAACATGGACTCAAAGTTTGGAAACAGATGCGCCTACAGGTTCAGGTTTGCGTAATTCGGTAAAGATGCTTTGCACTACTGCTGATGCGTCACCTGCTGCTGGCGACATTGTTTCAGTACATCAATACCTTGAAGGTCAAAATGTTCAACAGTTCTTAAAAGGAACATCCTCAGCAAAACAATTCAGTGTTTCGTTTTGGGTCAAATCAAATGTAACAGGAACTTACATTCTTGAATTGTTTGATTACAATAACACTCGTCAGGTATCTGCTTCATACACTGTTTCTGCTTCAGCAACATGGGAAAAGAAAACCATCACTTTCCCTGCAGATACAACTGGTGCTTTCACTAACAGCAACGCTGCGGCTCTTGGATGCAACTTTTGGCTTGGTGCTGGAACAACTTACACATCAGGGACACTCAACACAACTTGGGCAGCGAATACGAACGCTAATCGTGTTGTCGGTCAAACCAACCTTGCTTCCGCTATCAACAACTACTGGCAGGTGACTGGCATCCAGTTAGAGGTTGGTTCTGTTGCTACACCATTTGAGTTTGAGAATTACGCCACAACGCTTCTCAAATGTCAACGTTACTTTATTAGGCTTCAAGGTTATTCACTTCTCTATCATGCTGTTGGAAGCGGTAACACAAACTGTAGAGGCGGAATTGTTTCCATACCAACGACAATGCGAACATTACCTACTATCACAATAAAAGGGGCTGCTGTAGCCTTGCTGAATAGTAGTTTGACTGACCGTGGTGTTTCTGGTTTTGACAATCAAAATCAGCGAGCAGGTGCAATCGGATTCAATACTGTGTCTGTAAATAACTCTACTAATGGTGAGTTTTTATGGTGTGAGGCACAGGACTCTGCATCTGGTCTTGATTTTAGTTCGGAGTTGTAATGATTGAATATATATATTTTACAAGAACTACTGATGAAAAGTTGGTTGGTATTTTTAGAACCAACCCAGATGGTTCTCGTTCATCTATTCCGATTGACCCTGCCAACTCTGATTATGCAGAGTACCTAGCGTGGGTTGCTGAAGGTAACACGGCTACCGAATGGTCGCCTGAAGCCTGATGTGCCACACTCACGCTGGCTAGTTTTTCTACCCGTAGCATTACTAGCATTATGGTCTACCGTCGCAAAAGCAGACGCACTTGGAGATTGGACAGCATCTCAGTCATGTGCTACCTCAGGTTCTGTTGAGGTTGTAGAGGACTCAATTCTTATTACTGGTCCAGACCAAGGTGGTTGCGCTGGTCAACCTCATTGGACAAAGATTGAGACCACAATTCCAGAAGGTGTCAATAGTGTTTCTTTTGATTGGTCGTATTGGACCAATGATGGTTGGTCCTACGACCCACCGCAATACGGAATAAACGGTGTATACACATTGCTTACACAACAGAACAATGCATCAGGGTCTTTGACTGTGCCCGTAGATGCTGATGATATATTCACATTTAGACAATATTCAACTGATACCTGCTGTGCGCCGGGTCACTTACAGATAAGCAATCTTTCACTATGGGAATTTACAACAACATCCACGACCCCAACAACGACGACAACTACTACTACTGTCCCGTCAACGACTGTCCCTGTCACCAGCACTACTTCTACGACAGTTCCAGAAACCTCAACATCAAGTACGAGTACAACGACGACCACAACGTCTACTTCAACTACGACAACCACAACGACGGTGCCAAATACGACAACGACGACAAGTACGACGACTACAACGTCGTCAACCACGACTACTACAACAACAAGTACAAGTATTCCTCAGACAACAACTAGTTCAACTACTACCAGTACTTCCGTACCCCAAACAACAACAACAGAATCAACAACGACCACAACAGAACCACCAGAAGTTCCGACACCAGTTACACAGCCTCAAATAGTTGAGCCAGAACCTGTTGAGCCTTCCGTTCCTGAAGAGCCAGAGATAACCGAGACAGGCACCACAACAACGACAGTAGAGGAAACCATTCCAGAGGAGACGCTTCCAGAAGAAACAACCACGACAGTTGAAGAAGTGACCACAACAACTGAGGAAGTGACCACAACATCTGAAGCACCTGAAGAGACTAGCACAACGGTAGAACCGGAAGTAGAACTAGATTTAGAGCCAAATTTAGAGCCAGATTCAGAGCCATTGGCTGACGAGGAAGTAGAGGCTTTGATTGCTGAAGCCACAACCGTGGAAGAACTTCAGACAGCCTTAGAAGAGTTAACCCCTGAGCAGGTTGAGCAGGTTGTTGAGCAGATTCTGGCACAGGAAGAACCACCTACCCCTGAGCAGGCTGTCGCTTTGGCGACCAGCCCAGAGGTGTTGTTAGTTGTGACCCCACAGCAGGCTGTTGAAATCTTTGAGTCCTTGGATGTGGCAGAGATAAGCGAAGAGGAAAAGACTGCGGTCACAGAGGCTGTTCAGTCCGCACCCGTAGAGGTGCGACAGGCATTTGAGGACACCATTGACATTTTCTCTGACGACTTTGGCGACTACGTTCCACTTGGCTCTGCTGTGCCAGTAGATACCCGTCGCACCCTAATTGCCGTAGCCGCTGGTGCTACAGCCATTGCTGTGTCTTCACGTAGACCGTAACGAATTGGGCTATTAGCGTGAAGAAACTCCTATCCGAAATCCATGCTTTGACTTGGACACTTGCAGGCACCGGTATGGTGCTTATTACGCTGTCTGGGCAAACCAAGGTTTTGGGTTGGGGAATCACCGTAATAGCCGTAGTAATACATTTACTCGGCGTAATGTTCAAGGAGAACAATGAATAAGGCAAAAGATATTGCAGGCAGAATTGTTGCACTTTTCCTCACCAACGCCCTCGGCGTGGTGACTGGTGCTGCGGTAATCGCTCCTGACTTGGAAGTATGGAAGTCGGCTTTGATTGCTGGCGCAGTTTCCATCTTCAAGGTTGCAGAGGGTCTTGCCAAGGCAAGCATTGATGGTGTTCTCACCAAAGATGAAATTGATGCAGCATTTGGTGCAAGTCCTAAAAAGATTGCAGCCAAGAAAGTAGCCGCTAAGAAGGCATAATGGAACTCACTGACCTTCTCAATGAGAAGGAGTGGAGGAAATGCAAAGGTAGTGAAGGTGCGACCACAGATGAACTTGTGGTTGCATTTTCACACTTTTGTTCTACCCATTGGATGATTCGACACCCTGAGCGGGGTCGTATCAAGTTTGTCTTGCGTGAAGCACAAGAAGAAACCGTAAGAGTCTGGATTGACTCTCGCTACAGCATTGTTCTGAAAGCACGACAGATTGGGTTCTCTACTCTGGCTGCTGCATTTACATTCTGGGAAACATTCTTTTGGGCTGACCGCTTTACGGTCATGCTTTCACGTACCGAACGTGAAGCATCCAAGTTGTTGCAGAAGACTAAATATGGATACAAGATGCTTCCTGCGTGGATGCGTGTGCGTGGACCAGACCTACTCTCAGACAACCAGTTGAAGATGGTGTTTGCTAATGACTCTGCAATTGAGTCTTTACCATCTGGAAATGACCCTGCTCGTGGTGAGTCTGTGTATCGGGTAATCATTGACGAAATGGCGTTCTTGCCCAACGCTGAAGAAGCGTGGGCATCCATTGAACCTATTGCTGACGTTGGTGGTCGTGTTATTTGTTTGAGTACAGCCAACGGTGAGGGCAATATCTTTCATCAACTGTGGGTTGGTTCGCAGACTGGCAACAACCGATTTACTGGTGTATTTTTCCCTTGGTCTGCTGGAGACCGTGATGAGGATTGGTATGAAGCAAAAAAACGTGACCTTCCTGACTGGCAGTTGGCACAGGAATACCCGGACAATGCTGAAGAAGCCTTTATCCGCTCTGGTCGCCCTGTGTTTGACCTTGATGCTCTTAGAGCAATTGAACTCATTGAACCTGACCGTGGTTATCTGAAGAACGAGATGGGTAAAAATAACTACACATTCATTGCAGATGGTGGTGAGTTGGCAATCTGGGAGTTCCCAGACAGACAGCAAATTTATGTTGTTGGGGCTGACGTCGCTGAAGGTCTAGGGCATGGTGACTACAGTTCTGCTCATGTGATTTCCGCTAACACAGGTCTTCTGGTTGCCCATTGGCATGGGCATGTTGACCCAGACGTTTTTGGTGAAGAGGTTCTTAGGGCTTTGGGTTATTACTACAATCATGCTTTGGTTGGGGTTGAGTCAAACAACCACGGTCTGACCACGATTAAAGGTTTACAACGTATTGGGTACAGGAACCTGTATCGTCAAAGGAAGATGAATAGTAGAAGCCCAAAGATTAGTGAGACTATGGGTTGGAGAACAACATCTGTTTCTAAGCCTTTGGCTATTGACGAACTGAACGCTGCAATCCGTGATGAAAGCGTTCATGTTCATGACAAGAATTCAATTGGAGAACTCAGGACTTTTATTCGTCAAGCCAATGGCAAGATGCATGGCTCACCTCACGACGACCGTGTTATGTCTCTGGCAATCACTAATCAGATGTTGAAATATGTTTGGTTGCCTGAATATCGGGTTGACGCAGAACCGGTCCGTAATACTTTGGGTTGGTGGGAAAAGTTCCTTATCCGTGAAAAAGAGGAACCTCGTACCCCGATTGGCGCTTTTAATGTACGAGAGTAACGAATTGGGTTTATAGTTATGAAAGAATTCCGCTGTTTAGAGTGTTTGACGACTTTTGAAT